TGAATTGCTGACGTCGACGAGCCGCAACAATGATCGAGACGGATGACGATTATTCGGATGCTGACTGGATCACGTTCATCTGCGAATCCTGCGGCGTGAAAACGACGACGCTTAAGACGACGCATGACGGCTTCAACGTCTGTCTTGAGTGCCGATGGTTTGATGAGCGGCCGTGGATCAAGCGAAGAGAGCAAAAATGAGGGTGGTGCTGACGTGGCCGGAAATTTACATCGCTGCAGATGTCGCCCGCATGCGCACGATTGGCAATCTCCGCCGCGGTTGTCGTGATCGTTACGGCGCCAGCGGACTAGGTGCTGATTCCCACCTCTGCGGCTGCATCGGCGAAATGGCTTCTGCCAAGCATCTCAATAAATTCTGGGCCGGCAGCATTGGCGATTACGAGGCCGTCGATATCGACCGAAAATATCAGGTCCGGGCGACCAGCAAGGCCAGTCATTGCCTGCTGCTACATAAGGATGACCGCGACGACCTGCCGTTTATCTTGGCGTTGGTCCTGCCAGAGATCTTGCCCTACGTCGAGCTTCCGGGCTGGCTCCTCGCCAAGGATGGCAAGCTCGACGACTTCTGGGGCGATCCCACCGGCTACCGGCCAGCCTATTTCGTCCCGCAAAGCAAACTTCGCGATATGTCGGAGCTATCCATATGAACAATCACCAAGTCCCAGCTTCGCTGGCCGCATGGCTGATGATCGCGACCCGCGCGCACGAGCGGCTCAAAGAGCGGTTCATCGACATGCAGGAGGCCATGGTCGATGGCAAGCAATACGACCTGGGCCTTGCGATGTTCCGCGCGCGCAAGGAGGCGCGGACCATCATCGAGGCGACCAAGATGATGCGGCATTGGATGGACAATGAACAGCGAGAGCCGGCTCCTCCCCCCTTGCCGCCAAAACAGAAGCCGAAGCTTTCGGTGATCAAGCCTGATGGAGCCGCGTGATGAGAGATTATACCGATTTCAAGCCGCCTACGTTGGAAGAATTAAAGCTTGCACTCGATGCCGCGCACGAATTGCGCGCTTCTGAATATGCCGCTAGGCGCAAGCTTTGCGCCGAAGGCCGCTGCGTTCAATGCGGCGCCTTCTTTCTGCACGGCATCGAGCACGCGCGCATGATCGCCGAAGAAGTCGCCTTCATGGGTGGCCAGGATCTTCAGGTCGGTGATCCGTACTGCGGCTTCTGTTGGCTCTGGTTCAACGCCGAGCCAAACGATCCCGACAGCATACCAGAACACGGCCATGCCTAATGACTGACGTGCTCGCATTGGATCTTGCAACGGTCACGGGCTATGCCCGCGGCCATGTCGGCGCCGTGCCGACTGCTGGCTCGATCCGTTTTGGCAAGCCGAACTGCCGTGACAGCCAAATCTTCGCTGATGCATTGCGCTGGTTATCGCAGATGCTGGAGCCGCAACCGCGCCCTGATGTCGTGATCATCGAGGCGATGCTGCCCCCCGATGCGATGCGCGGGAAGACCTCGCGGGCGGTGCGCGATCGGCTCGCTGGCTTGCATGGCATCGCCCGCGGCGTCGCGCACTTGCGCGGCATTTCGGAGATCGCCGAGGCCTCGGTCGGTGATATTCGCGCGCACTTCATCAGCGAGCGAAGTGCTCCGCGTCGTAGCGCCAAGCGTTGGACGATCGACAAGTGCCATGAGCTTTGCTGGACACCAAAGAACGACAACGAAGCCGATGCGCTCGCGCTTTGGAGCTATGCCTGCGCGCTGATCGATCCGCGGACCGCGATCAACGTCTCTCCATTGTTCCGGCGGAGGGCCGCGGGATGAAGAAACCGAAGCGGCATCTGAAGCCGAAGCGACAGGTTGCGCGTCTGAAGCCGAAACGACAGCTTGTTGTCAGGAAAGAGATGGTCGACCTGGGCGAGTACGTCAGGCGCGACCAGCTTGGCGACCTGCGCGACGAACTTGAGGAATTGGTCAGCGGCTACACAAGACGCGCCGAGGCCATGCATCAGAAGATCGAGGAGTTTCTTAGCGAGAACGAAACCCATCGCAGCATTCGCGACATCAAGCGCGTGCTCGGTCTGGCAGACGCTCCACAGCATGCGAGCGTTATGCACGAACGCGTTAGCTGGGCGTACTTCCACGTCTGGATCGGGCGCATCAACGATCGTCTTACCGAAATCGAAAAGAGGCTCAAGTAAATGGGCCGCCATTTTTCCAGAGACGCCTATATCCCGCATTTTGCCCGCTACGTGCATGGGCTGATGAGCAACGGCTTCTATACGAGGCATCTCGACGTTTCGGACATCGAGCTTCTTGAGCGCATCCGCAATCACGGCAGCGTTTCTTCTGGCGCTTGCTACGACGGCGGCAGCCGTTCGGTCCATCTGGCCGAGCTTGATTATTGGAACCGGCCATATGGGGTCGAGGAGGGGATCGTCCGCCGCCTCGGCGAGCCGAAGTATGCGGAGACGCGGGAGGAGCGCGCGGCGCGGCAACAAGCGCTCAAGGACATGCGCGCCAATAGCGACTGGGCCAAGCTGCGGGCGCAGCGGGCGGCCGAGCGCGCCGAGGCCGATGCCGAGATGGCGCGCGAATGGGAGCGTCAGCGCGAAGCGCAGCAGCAGGAGCGCGAGAAGCGTCTGCTGGCGACAATGGAATCCGATGCCGAATGGGACCTGGCCGAGGAGCAGCAAAAGGCCGTCAGAGCAGAAGCCGAGAGAAAGGCGCGGGAAGCGCGGGCGGAGGAAGCAAACAAGCCGAAGTTCTGGGAGATTTGGGAAGAGGTCGAGCCGGGCAAGATCTGGCGCAGGAAGCCGCCGACACCGGGAGCGCTGCCGAAGACCGCGACTGCGCTTGAGCGCTATCGCCATCAGCAGCGGCAAAGGGCCGAGCGCGAGCGCGCCTACTACGACAGGCTGATGCTGGGCTGGCGGGCCCTGCAGCGCAACAAGGGGCGCGAGAAGGAAGCGCGCGCGATCCGGCGCGCGATCCGGGCGAAGCAGGCACAAGCCGAGCGGGCCAAGCGCGAGGCGCTCGCGGCTGCCAAGCTTGAGTGCGAGCAACGTGAGCGCGATAGCGCGCCACCACCAGCCGCTGAGGCGTATGAGTTTCACCGGTCAGAAGTTGCGCGCATCGAGCGCGAGAAGGCTGCTGCGATGGCGCGGGCGGAGGCGCAGCGCACCGTTGCGATCTCGCTTGAGCGCGAGCGCAGAGAGCGCGAACAAGGACAGCTACGCGAGCAGCACGAAGGGCAGGAACGACGCGAGCAGGCGGTGTTGCGCGAGCAACTGGCTGCGCAGCACGAGGTCGTCAAGCGCAATATCAGCCACCTGTTGCAGGTCTATCCATTCAGGACTTTTATGATTCGCGAAATCATGAACGCGATCAACTGCCCGGATGCCAAGGTTGTTCTTGAATGCGTCAAAGAACTCGCCGGCACACACGAGCTTAGGTCTGCGTATGTCGTACCGCTGAAGGATCAGAAGAATGCCTGAACTCATTCTTGGTCCTGGCATGCCTTGCCGTCGGCGCTGCCTTTGCGGCGCCCCGCTTGCTGCCGATGACGGCGAGCGCTGCGAGGAATGCCAGCCGCGGCTGAGCCCACTGGCGCGCGAGGTTGGCGCGGCTCGGCGCGCGGTGCAGGACCAGGTTGCAGATCTAGAGCGTCGCGTCTCTGAAATCGAAATCATTCTCCGCAAGCTCAAGAAGAAGGTCGCTTACCATGCTCGCAAAGACTCCACCGTTGATTCTAAGGGATACCGCTGACATCCGCGACAAGATGCTGCGCGTCTGGAAGCTCGTCGACGAGAACAAAATCTCGGCGACCGAGGCGCGGCTGCATATCAGCCTGGCGCGGGTCGTCATCGAGACGATCAAGGTTGAGATCGCAATGGCGCATCTGACGCAGTCGTCGCTGCCAGCGGTGACGATCAGCAAGATTGGTCCAGTGCCGATCACGGGACGGCAGCAATAGAGGCCAACCATGTTGAGGGCCGCCTGGAATAGGATCAGACAAGTCTTGGCAACGCCCTTGGCAATACCAATCGATCCGCGCGACCAGCCAATAACCAAAGATGATGTTGCGGGGTTGACGAAGGAGATCGAGCGAGCGAACAAGGCGCTGCAAGAGCTACGCGATATGCTGCAAAAATGAGCCGTGAACATCATGGGTGAATTCACTAAAATCGAGTGGTGCGACCACACGATGAATCCCTGGATAGGGTGCCAGAAGGTCTCTGCTGGCTGCGACAGATGCTACGCCGAGCATCTCATGGACCATCGCTACCATCGCGTTGTTTGGGGCCCGCACGGCAAGCGCGTTCGTACCTCAGAACAGACCTGGCGGCAGCCGGTGCGCTGGAACGCGCGAGCGCTGGCCGACGGCATACGTTATCGCGTCTTTTGCGCTTCGCTGTCCGATTGGCTCGACAATAAGGTGCCGCGGCCATGGCGCTCCGACTTGTGTGCGCTGATCAAAGTTACGCCAGCGCTCGATTGGTTGCTGTTGACGAAGCGTCCGGAAAATTTCCGCAAGCTTGTCCCCTCGTGGGCCGAGTTCGGCTGCCCCGACAATGTTTGGTTTGGCGTCACCGGCGAGGACCAGAAAAACTTCGATCATCGCTGGCCGATCGCCGCGCAAGTCCCTGCGCGGGTGCGCTTCGTCTCTTATGAGCCCGCGATCGGTCGATTGCGGCTGCCACGTTCAGGGACGTTACCCGATTGGATTATCTGCGGCGGCGAGACCGGGCACGGTCGGCGCTTCATGCGCCTGCCATGGGCACGCAACCTGCGGGACGAATGCGCCGAGCGAGGCGTCGCATTTTTTCTGAAGCAAATGACTGGCAAGGCAGAGATCCCGCCAGACTTGCTGGTGCGGCAATTTCCGTGCGGGGTCCTTTCTTGGTCCAGCATCAGGGAGCGCAGACATGAAGAAAAACGGACGCAAGAAGCTCAAAGCGGCGTTCGCAGGCTTCGCTTAGCGCGGCTGCCAAGAAGGCGTGGCGCACGCGCCTGGCATCAAGCGAGACAGCGATGACCGACAGCAATGACTGAGAGCATGCGCGAGGCCTTCAATAAAGCTATCGACGAGCATCAGCAGCGCGTCGATGAGATCTACAATCGCGTTAGAGAAATTCGCCGACCGCTGAAAGATCGAACGATGCAGAAACTCGGTTGGATGATGTGGTTCGCCGGTGCGCTCGTCGGCTTCGCTGTCGGATGGTTCGGCTGCATGCTGCTCAATGGAGTGCCGCTGTGAGTGGTTGTCCTGCCTGGCCAGACTGCGGCTGCGGCACGCAGAGCGGACCGCACACCTGCGAGTGGCGCGCGGAGTGCGAAGCTCGCTATCGCAAGCTCGGCATCAACGTGAATCATCCTGAACGAGACGGCAGCGACTATCATTTGATGAACGCAATCGACGACGAGGTAACGCGCGAGTACGTCGCGAAGCAACGGTCTGGTGGGCGATGAAAAATCCTCCGACGCTTGCCGATAGATGTACAGCGACGCTGCACGACCAGCGATTTATTAGGCCGGGTCAGGCAAGAGAGGAATTTCGCGCTCGCCTGCTGGACGTTATCAACGCGCGAAAATTCGTTCTTGATGTCGCTATGAGTCGATATATGGCTGATCTTGGTCGCGGTCTTTGGCGCGGCGGCAAACGCAAGCGCCGCCTCATGCTCGACAACGTGCGTCAACAGGCACGATTGCCGCATGCATTGACCTGGATTGAATTCGACTTTCTGGCTTACGTCGACCGGCTCAAGACAGAATATGGTATCGAACCGGACCAGCCGGACGTAGAGTATCCGGAGCGGCTTGGATGGTTATTGCGGCAGCATCCAGGCGTTGAGACTGCGTTTCTTGCAACAGAAGTCTTTGGCAGTGTGCAATGGAAGAACCGGGCTTTTGTCTATCCTTTAAGTACAGCCTGGTCTTCGACTGACGATCTGCCGCCTTATACGCCACATCATGCTCAAATCTCTCCCGTTGGTCCGACGCACATGGAGGATTTCGAAGACGACAAGCACGTCAGCGAGATTACTTTTTACGTTCCAACTTTCGCGCCCAAGCATATGGCTGCCATCAACGAGGCGATGCCAGAGGCAATAGATTATAAGCCAGGCATTCCGGTTGGCGATTTGTGGGCACTGCTGGCGACGATCAACGATTTGCCGGTGAAGATCGAATTTGTCGAGCCCAGCAAGGGATACGTCGCGCGCGGAACATACAAAAAGTTTCTCAAGCACTCGATCGTTCATCTGACCGTGCCGGAAACGCAATTTCGCAAGCTCGTGCTGCGCACAGCGATGCTGCTGCGCAAGCGCGCGCATCAGGTGCGTGGCCACTGGCGCAAGGATTGGCGCTTTCCGCTGACGCCGACCTGCCAACACGATTTCGATGATCAGATGGTCTGCCGCCGCTGCCAGGGTCATCAGATTTGGGTGCATGAACATCAGCGCGGCGATGCCAGCCTCGGATTCGTAACCCACGATTATGATGTGAGCAAAAATGACGAAGTCATACGACCTTGAATGCACGCTGGTGCATGAGACCGACGCCGCCATCCTGGTGACGGTCGACGGCGAGCACAAAGCTTGGCTGCCGAAAAGCGCGATCGAGATTGATCGTTCGCCCAGCGGCGTCGAGGACGGCAACATAGTCGTGACTGCGCCGGAGGCGCTGCTGATCGAGAAGCTGTTGGTATGAGAAAAATGAAGATGCGATATTGCTTTTACTGCGGCGCCGAGCTTGGCGTCTATGCGAGCGAGCCGTCCGAGACGAACGTCGACAAGAGGACGCGACCAGGGGACGCAGAAATGAAGACCCACGAACTTAAAAGTTGGCCTGAATTCTTCGCCGACATTCTTGCAGGCAAGAAGATGTTCGAGCTTCGCCGCAACGATCGCGATTACCGGCCTGGCGACGAACTCGCGCTGCGCGAATGGGAGCCGGGCGATCATCCTGACAAGGAGGCGACCGCGAAATACACCGGCCGCAGCGTGCGCATGCGCGTCACCTATGTCCTCAACGGCGCAGGCGTCGGCTGCATCGCGCCGCTGAAGGGCTTGGCGATCGGCTACTGCATCCTCGGAATTGAGCACATCAATCTCGATGAGCAGCACGACCTCGAATACAGCAAACGCAATGTCCTGTAAGGGCGACGACGATGCCGAGGCTGATCAAACGCGACGTTGACTGGCCAGACGAGCTTTGCGCTGCCGCTGCTGCGTACGAGGCGGTGATGGCTGATGTTTTGATCTTGCCGAAGAAGGCCATGGAGGACTGGGAGCGCCAGGTCTTCATTGACCTGATGAAGCGTGTCCAACTCGCCCGCGACAGATTCGTAAGACTGCGTAAGCAACATGACGGTGCTCACGCGCCAAGCAAGAACAGAAGCGCGAGCCCGTCTCTACAGTTCTAAGCGCGTTATCAGAACAAGGGCACTCGCTTGAATCGAGGTTGCCGTGGATTTTGTCGCCCTGATCGAGCCGATTGCGCGCGCGTTGCTGGGCGAACCGAATCAAGCGTTGTCATCGAAGACCGAATTACGCTATGGCGCACGCGGATCGCTCGCAGTCGATCTCAAAAAAGGAACCTGGTACGACCATGAGCTTGGCGAGGGCGGCGGCGCTATTGATCTGATCAGACGCCAGATCAACGGTGGCGATGTCTCGCAATGGCTTAAAGAGCATGGTTTTGAGAACAGGACCAATGGCAGCACCGGTCGCCTTGGCAAGATCGTCGCTACTTATGATTACCCCGACGAGGTCGGCCAGCTTTTATTTCAGGTCGTGCGCTTCGATCCAAAAGATTTTCGCCAGCGTCGTCCTGACAAGAGCAAACCCGATGGCTGGTCGTGGTCGGTCAAGGGCGTTCGGCAAGTACCATACCGCTTGCCGGATCTGCTGGAGCACATTGATCGCGTTGTCTTCATTGTCGAAGGCGAGAAGGATTGCGATCGGCTCTGGTCGCTAGGAATACCTTCGACGACAAATGCCGGTGGTGCTGGCAAGTGGCGCCCGGACCTCACTGAATTTTTTCGTGGCGCTGATGTCGTCATCATTCCTGATTTTGATCCGCCGAAGCGACACCCTAAGACCAATGAAGTCATGCTGCATCCTGATGGGCGTCCGGTCCTACCAGGTCAGGATCACGCACAAGACGTGGCGTTAGCCCTCAATGGCGTAGCGCAGCATGTGCGCGTCTTGGAGCTTTGGCGACATTGGAAGCAGATGCCACGCAAGGGCGATGTCTCCGATTGGTTTCAAGCTGGATACGGCATCAATGAACTCTATACGCTGGTCGAGCAGACACCGGAATGGATACCCGGACAAGAAACAGAAATTGATAGCATCCCACTCATCGACCCTTTTCCTCTCGACGACAAAGACGTCAATCCACGCGATTGGGTTGTTCCAGGCTTACTCATGCGACGGCATGTCACCGTCTTGGTAGCGCCAAGTGGCGTCGGCAAAAGTCTGTTGACGTTGCAGTGGGGCATTGCATGTGTCGAAGGCAAAGCCTGGGCTGACTGGCGCCCACGCGAGGTCTTCAATGTCTTGGTTATCAATTCAGAAGATGAAACTGACGAAATGAAGCGCCGATTGATTGCAGCACTCTATATCATGGGAGTCGAGCAGCGCGATTTGAAAGGTAAATTTCGTCTCGCAGATAATCCCGACGGAGCCGTCATTGCAAAGTTCGATGCCAAGACCAAGACGCTGGTAAGGACGCCGTGGCTGGAGCGTATCGTCGCAACTGTCATCGCCAACAAAATCGATATAGTATTCGTCGATCCATTTGCTGAGACGTTCGAGGGCGACGAGAACTCGAACTCGGAGCTTAAATGGGCTGGCGTTCTTTGGCGTGAAGTCGCACGGCGAGCCAACTGCGCCGTCTGCCTAATCCATCACACGAAAAAATACGCCACCGGCATGGCTGGCGATGTCGATGCAGCGCGCGGCGCCGGCGCACTGATTGGTATTGCGCGTATCGTCTCTACGCTGTTTCCGATGACGGCTGAGGAAGCCAAAACTCTATTGACCGAGCAGGAGCGCGCGCGACGCCTACAGTATCTGCGTTATGACGACGCAAAAGCCAATCTCAACTTAGTCACTTCGGCTGCGAAATGGTTTTACAAAGAGACGGTTACTCTCGCCAACGCCAGACCGGAGCACAACCAACCCGGCGACCAGGTCGGTGCGCTGAAGCCATGGAAACCGAAAGGCATCTTCGCAGATATTGATGACATCCAGATTAAGGAATTTTTCGGCCGCTTAGATCGCGGCATCCTCAACGAGGACGGCGACCCCAGCGGCGAGTTCTGGACCCTCGACAGCCGCAAGCAAAGCGAAGCCGAGATGAGCCGCTATGTCGGGGATTTCGTTGAGAGCTTCTTCCACGTCGATTTTGATCGGGCCGTCAAAATGATCACGGCATGGCGCAAGGCGGGCCAGTTCAAGGAGGACAAATACAAGTCTCCGACGAGCCGAAAAATGCGTACGCGTGTACGTTCAAAAAATGCAACCAACGGCCATGCAACACAGGCCGAAAGCCAGCAGCAAGCGATGCTGTAAAACTGCGCGCCAGTCAGCTTGCGGACTGGCGCATGACTGGCGCACCATGATCTGCGCCAGTGAGCGGTTTGGACTATAGTCATAGGGGACTGGCGCACTACGCGCGCCAGTGCCCCCCCCCACTAGCGTGGGGGTGGCACACGTCCCCTCTGACGATACTCTCAAACCGCACGCGTCCGGCGCAAGGTTCTGGTGCTTCCGTCGCCTATGGGAGAGGCAGAGATGAAAAGGTGTTGCAAAAAAGAACGGGCTGGAATTTGGACCATAGAATATGGCCTTCGCACAGCGCCAGAAGAGTGGGAAACCGTTGTGCTGATTGGGCCCGGTTTAATTTGCCGGAGCTATCGTCGCAGATATTATCTTCGCTGGAACGGAGAGCGATTTGCTTATTCCCAGACACACACGTTTTTGCGTCTGACCAATCTCTTTCCTAGCGCTGTGATGTGGGCCGTCTGCGTGCTTTGTGCGAGGCCCCGCTAAAATGTCGCCTCGGCCAATCCCGCAAAAGACACGCGAGCGGCTCGCTAAGCTGATCCCACGGCTGACCAGTCCCCATGAGGGTGAGGTCATCGCTACCGTCGCTGCGATCGAGCGGACGTTGATCGCCGACGGTCTGGACATCCACGACCTGACCGCGGCGCTGACCAATGGCGCCGGTGAGGTCGAGCAAGGCAGCACGTTCAGCGGCTCCGTCAGCCACCACATGATGATCGGCGACCTGCTGCTAACCCTGATCGGCCAAATCAGAGCACGTAGTCGCATCTGCCCATTGAGCGCACGCGCACAAGACTTCCTCAGGGATCTCGAAGCCCGCGGGCTCAACTACGATAAGGTCTTCCTGACCGAGCGCCAGATGACCTGGCTCAAAGAACTCGCCCAACGCGCAGGAGTCGTCAAAGCATGACCACCATCGCCGACGTCCTCGCCCACATCAAAAGGCAACTCGATTGGGAAAGCCGAAATGATGGCGAGAAAACAACCGTCATGGTCCTTAACCGCGAGCAGGCCGAGTACCTGCACCGCGTCGTCCTCGATATCATCCGGGAGCGCGACAACCTGGTCCACGCTCTCAGCCAAATCCACGGCCTGGCAGAAATCGCAACCGCCGGCGACGCAGGCAAAGGCTCAATGAGCGAACGCCTGGAAAAAATCTGGCAGCTATCCTCATGAAATTTCTCAGCCGCATCATCAAGATAGAACGCAAATCAAGCGCCGTGCGCGCACACAAGGAGGGCGACGAAATCAAGGTCGAGCGGCAAGACCTCGGATGGTTCGTCCTGTTCGAAGGCTCTCAGGAATCATGGGCCGTCGGCTTCGATGAACCAACCCTGAAGGTCGGTCAGCGCGTTACAGTCACCGTCGAGGCAGCCGCATGAATCATCGCCAGCAACTCAATAATATCTTCGACAATTACAAAAAACGGATGGACGAGCTTTTCGATCGCCATATGCGAACCCCAGCCCCCCCAAGGCAGCCCTGGTGGCGATTCAGCCTTGTGCTACTAGGCCTTGTTGCGGTAATCATCATCGCCATCGATGTCCTCGAACGGCTCCTCGGGCAATAGCATGCCATTTTGGGGTATCGCCCAAACGGAAAGTCAGCGAGAAACCTACGCCGCGTACTTCCTCGATCGCGCCGGTTTCGATATCTACCTGCCCCGCATCCGCATCAAGCGCCTGCGCAAAGAAAGAACCGTACCGCTGTTTCCGAGCTATATCTTCATCCGCATCGTCGACCAGTGGCATGTCATTAACTCAACCATCGCAATCCAGAATCTCATCATGTCTAGCGGCACACCAGCCCGAATACGCGACGAAGAACTCAACAAAATCCGCTCACGCGAAGTCAACGGCATCGTCAAATTGCCGAAAGCCCCAAACCAATATAGCCGCGGCGATCGCCTCATGATCGCCAAAGGCTCGTTCCGCGGCCACGTCGCACTGTTCGAAGGCATGTCGGCGCACGATCGCGTCGCTGTCCTGATGGACCTCCTCGGCCGCAAGGTTAAGCTCGATCTCGCTATCGCCGACGTCACGCCCGCGACCCAACAGGTCGTTGCACTGTAAATGCGTTTGTTGTAGTAGCGAAGCCTAAGCGTCTAATTTTGTTGGATTTTCGATTCGGTCGATCGAGAGTCCTCGCGCGGAGACCGTTCGAAATGCCGATTTCTTTCCAGGATGGTTACCGAGATATCAACTGGAACGCTGTGCGTCTCGCTTTCGATCAATCACTCAATCGCGAATTGGGCTTGCCCACAAAACCTGCACCACTTTGGTTTTGGGCTGTCTGATGTCTCCGCCTCTTCTCATTTTCAAAGTTTCTGGTCGTCACGTCCGAAGAACGACTCCATGGCGACGCGGAATCGCGTTCGTCGTGATCGGCAAAAAACACATCCCAGTCCGCGGATCATTTCGAAAAACATCACATGGTTTTGTCGAAATCCGTGATTTTACGGTTATGCCTGAGTTTCCGACGCGCTACCACGCCGTCGGAAAATGAGCGCGAGGTCCATCGGCAAAGTCGGGATTTGGTCCCGTCATCAAGCCCCCCTTGATCCACCCAATCCCGGCCCGGCAGCCCTTGCCCCTCGCGCTCACCCCCCATGCCAGACAAAGACAACATTGCTCATGCACATCGCCACGCACATCGTGCATGGGAAGACTTCTGCGCACTGCGCCAACAGCTTTGGTCCGGCGTCAACGAAAGCCTGCTGCACAGCATCAGTCACCACCTCCGCCATGTGGTGTGGCGTACCAGCAAGGAACTACCACGCAACCAACGCCATTACGCTAGACGGCATCTAGGCTAGATCAAGGCACTACTACCCATGCCACCACGCCGCATAGCACCGTGGAACGACAACCCACTCGATTGGTATAAGCTCGAACGCTGGAGGCGTAGACGCAGACGTCACCTGATGGACGAACCTGTTTGTCGTATGTGTGCCAAACGTGGCTTGGCTGTAGCAGCTACCGTCGCTGATCACATCACGCCGCATAAGGGTGACTGGTGGGCCTTCCTGTACGGCCCGCTGCAGAGCCTCTGCTTCCAGTGCCACAACAGCGACAAGCAGTACCTTGAGCACCATGGTCATGAACGCGTCCAGTTCGGCGCCGATGGATGGCCAATCGAAGAACCAGCAACGCTGACGCGACAGCCGGCGGGGAGGGGCAGGGGCACCAAACAATGCCTCACTTCCGCTTCGCACTGAGTGACCGGTCAAGAATGCTTGGAGCCTCACCACCCCCATGCTCTGCCCATCCTCATCGACGGGCGCGGGGGGGCATCGATTTTCAACCAATGCGTGCTCTTGTCCGCGGCGCGCCCGACGACCGAATTTGCTAACAATTTGAAATCGTTGATTTTTCAGCCACAAAAAATCTCCGCAAAAAAGCCACAATCCAGCGCCCGACAGCGTTCGCCTGTTGGTTGCATAGCTTGCCGGAAACTGCTGGAATCTCTGACGAAATCGAAGCAACAGACCAATGGCGCTCACGGCAAAAAAATTCAGCAATCCTTGGCCTGATCCTACGCCTGAGATGCTTGCCACGCTGGAATTTGAAGCCGTCTGGCAGTGCATCAAGTCGTGGGACATTGCTGTGCCTGACGCCTATTTCGGCTATTGCGGCGCCACCGGCAACCACGTCCGTGCCATCCTCGACGCGTTTCGGCTGCTGACCGACGAGCAAGCGCGCTGACGAGCACCAGGAGGTCAGGGTGTTTGGTTACAGAGTAGTAGTTGTGCCTGACGACGACAGTCAGGCGCATGCCGACGTTCCCAAGGATGTACTTGCTGCGCTTGGGACAGAAGACGTGTTGATGGGAATTTCGATGATGTATGTCCGCGTCTCTCTGTGGGATCGGATCAAGGACCAATTTCCGCCGAGGGTTAGATGACTGATTCTTTGCGTGGTACGTATCGCAGCAAGGTCATGCGTGCTGCTGACGAGGCGATACTGGGGCGCATGCTTCCGCCGCGGATTGCGCTGACGACGTCAAGGCACCGGCGCTTTCGGCCGGAGGAAGCCAACGATCTTCCGTGGAATAAACCAGGTCTTTCGCGGGCGCGAAAGGTCATCGTCTTTTGCGAGACGTTGCGGGTGACTTCAGGCACGGACACCGGCAAGTTGCTGGTGTTGCGCGACTGGCAGTGCGAGTTCATCAATAGGATATACCAGGAGAACGCACAGGGTATTCGCCCGATTCGGACCGCCGTATTTTCTCTCGGAAGAAAGAACGGCAAGACCGAGATCGCTGCGGCGCTAGCGCTGTGCCACTTGTGCGGCCCCGAGGCCGAGGAGCGCGGCGAGGTCTACAGTTGCGCCAACGATCGCTTTCAAGCCGCCAAGATTTTCGCCGAGATGGCGGCGATGATCGAGCGTCAGCCGCTGATTGCATATCGACTCGTAACGAGCAGACTGCACAAGACGATCGAGGATTTGGAGACCGGTTCGATCTACGCTGCGCTGAGCCGTGAAGCAAAAACGAAAATGGGACTCAGCCCATCTATGTGCGTGTACGACGAATTAGGACAGACCGGCGATCGCGCGCTTTACGATGCGATGGACTCTGCGATGGGCGCGCGCAAGAACCCGCTCATGCTGGTTATCAGCACGCAGGCCGCCGACGATCACGCCCCGATGTCGCGGCTGATCGACTACGGCAAGCGCGTCAACGCCGGCGACATTTCCGATCCGACATTTTATCTCAAGCTTCATTGTGCCCCCGACGATGCTGACCCCTGGGCGCTGGAGACGTGGCGCATGGCCAATCCAGCGCTTGGGGATTTTCGCTCGCTGGAGGACGTCGAGCGCTTAGCAAAGCAAGCGCAACGTATGCCGACGCAGGAAGCCAGCTTCCGCAACCTAATCCTGAATCAGCGCGTCGCGGCGGAGACGCGTTTCATCGAGCGCTCGGAGTGGACGGCGTGCGGCGACAAGGTCGAGATCCCGCTTGGCGCGACGTGTCATGCAGCGCTCGATCTAGGCTTTACGCGCGACTTGTCTGCGCTCATTCTGATGCACGAAGACAAGGACGGCGACTTTCATGTGCGGCCGTATTACTGGTTGCCGGGCGATGTGCGCGCGCGGGCGCAGGAGGACAAGGTCCCGTACGAAGTCTGGGTCAACGAGGGGCTGATCGAGCCGATCGGCGACGCGACAGACCCGCGGGTGATTGCGCTAAAGATCGCGGAGCTAACCGGGCAGTATCGCATCACGAGCTTAGCGTTCGACCGCTGGCGCATCGCTGATTTGAAGCGCGAGCTTGATACGATCGGCTGCTTGCTCCCGCTCAAGGAGCACGGTCAGGGGACGAAGGACATGAGCCCGGCGGTTGACATACTGGAGCGCATGGTCGTCAAGCATCGGCTGCGTCACGGTGGCCATCCCGTCTTGACCTGGAACGCCTACAACGCGGTCGTGACGCGCGATCCTGCAGGTGGGCGCAAGCTCGATAAGGCCAAATCGATCGGTAGGATTGACGGACTTGTGGCGCTTGCCATGGCGTTCTCGCTGACGCGCGTCGCGGAGCCGCCTGCGTTTGATGTCCGGGCCATGATAGGGTAGACGCGATGAAAGAGCGTCTCGACATCACCGTCAATCCGCCCAATCCGGACGGGCTGGCCGTCATTCAGATCGGCATGAAGGACGGGACGACGAAGCGATTGATCGTCAACGGCAGGATCGATCGCCCGCCGTTCTACATGGAGGCGACGGACGATGGCAACTTCGTCATCACACACCGGCCGACGAAAACGTAAGGGCGAGCCCGAGATCGTTTTGTCGCGCGAGGTCGCCTATTCGGAGGACCGTTTCAGCGTCACGATAACGGCTTCGCATAATCGCCGCGGCCTGCGTGAACTTGAGCGTGCCTTCCCGTGGATCTTGAAAATGCGGCCCGGCGACAAGTGGCGGCGCCTGGCGTCATGAAAGAAGAAACCTTTGTACTTCGCGGACCCAGCAATACCGGGACGCTCGGCAACGATTATCTTGGCGCGAACGAGAGCGCGATTGTCGTCGAACTGATCGCGTCGGTTAAGCCGCGCGTTGTCCTTGAGTTCGGGGTCAATCAGGGCAAGACGGCGCGCGCGATCCTGAATGCGGTGCCGTCGATCGAGCTTTACATCGGCATCGATATTCCGTGGGGACGGCCGACGCGTCTGGCGTGTCAGCAGGACGAGGTCCCCGTCGTACCTGGGAGATATGCAGCCAGTGATCCAAGATTCAGGCTCCTCCTGGGCGAGTCGACGACGCTTGAAGCTTACGACCTCGAGCCCGTCGATGCGGTCTTCATCGATGGCGACCACAGCGCGATCGGGGCGGAGCACGATAGCCGCATCGCGCGCGAACTCCTGCGACCGGGCGGCATCTGCGTCTGGCACGATTTTGGCAACGAAGGGGTTGAAGTCACCGAGGTCCTTGATCGTCTCGCCGGTGAGGGATGGCCGATCTGTCATGTTGCCGGGACCTGGCTTGCCTACATGAGGAACTGATCATGGTCATGGCTGACATCAGAAATCTAACGAGCGCCGGCCGTCCTTTCCCGACCGATGCGCCAGTTTTCCGGCGCAGCGAACCGACGCCTCCTGGGAATAGTTTCCGGCGTTTCATCGTTGCCTCCGCCATTGCTTCGATCCGCAGGACGACGCCGGCGCAGGTCGCGACCGAGATCTGGCCGGGTGACCACGAGGTCCTCGATCTGATCGAGCGCGCTGCATCCGCGCCAGCCATGACCACGGTCCCCGGTTGGGCGAAAGAATTGGCGCCGCAAAGAGTCACCGCCGCGCTCGAAGCGCTCGCTCCGGCCTCGGCGGCGATTCAAATCATCCAACGCGGGCTGGTCCTCGATTGGGATGGCGCGGGCCAGATTGCGGCCCCCGGTTTCGTCGCCGGCGCGGGCAACGCTTCGTTCGTCGCCGAAGGCGCGCCGATCCCGGTGCGTCAGCTTGCCTCGACGGCGGCGCTGCTGAATCCGCATAAGCTCGCAGCGATCGCGGCGTTGACACGCGAGCTAATCGAGTCGTCGAATGCGGAAGCTGCGGTCGAGGACGCGCTGATCAAGGCCATGGGCGCGGCAATGGACGTCGCGTTCTTCGATGCCAATGCGGAGGACGCGACGCGCTCGGCCGGCCTCAAGAACGGCATCGCTGCATTGACGCCATCGGCAGCGACCGACGGATTCGAGCAAGTCTTCGAGGACATCGCGACGCTGATCAACGCGATCGCGACGGTCGGCGGGAGTGGGCCATACATCATTGTCGCTTCGCCCGGACGAGCGATCGGCATTGGTTTGCGCCTCAACAAACCGGAATTGCCCATCATTTTCGGTACGCCGGCGATGGGCAACGACGTCGCTGCGATCGCGCCTGGCGCGCTGGTCGCCGCGGCAGCACCGACAGCCGAGGTCGAGACCGCCAATGCGGGGACGCTGGTGATGGATACGGCGCCTGGTCCGGCCGGAACCATGGGCACCGAGAAGTCGATGTTTCAAACCAATAGCATTGCGATCAAGACGCGGTGGCCGGTCTCGTGGGTGCTGCGTGACCCGCGCGGCTTCGCTTGGTTGACGCCGACCTGGAAGTAAGGGCATCGCAGATGCCCACGTTCAACTAAATCATTCCCGCGGTATGACGAACGCGCCCAAGAAAATCGCGACCTGGAGCGGCTTCGTCGAGGACGAAGATCTGGAGCCCGTCGTCGGGACCGAGCGGACCGATAACGGTTGGCGCGGCATCACCGCCGACGGCGAGATCTTCGAGGTCGAGGCGCCAAGCGGCACGATACCAGAATCAATCCTCGTCTTTGCCGATGGCCAGCCGCTCGGCCGCCGGACCGTCAGCGACGAGGTCGTCGATGTCACAGCATATCTTGAGGCGTTCAATCGCGCGATCGCCAACCACCGCGCCGGCCTCGACGTCCTCGCCCTCGCCGAGATCAACGAGGCGATCGCGATCGTTTCAACGTCGCGCGCGCGCTACAACCGGGCGATGATGCTGCTCGCGCTCGGGCGCTGGCGCGAGGGCTTCGAGGAGTACGAACTCTGCGAGCGTGAGCCGACGTTCATACGGCCGAATACGAAGCAGGCGATTGCGGCGGGCAAAGTGCCATGGCGCGGGGAGCCGTTAACTGGCAAACGGCTCCTCGTCGTCCACGACCACGGCTTCGGCGATACCGTGATGATGTTGCGGTTCGTCGAGGGGCTCCGGCGGTGTGGCGCCCAAATCGCCCTGGCCGTGCCGTCGGAGCTTGCACGCATCGCGATGCAGTTCGGCGAGGTCTATGCGAACTCGGCTCGCGTCATCGACTGCGATTATTTTACCTCGTTCCTGCAGCTTATGCGTTGGCTGGAGATCGAACCAGGCGACGTCCCGCGAGGGGCTTACATTCAAGTCGATCCGGGTCTTGCAGCAAGCTGGCGGGACCAGCTTGGGCGGTCTGACCGCCGGCGGGTCGGCGTCGCCTGGTCTACTCGGATTACCCATTCCGGCGACTTCCCGCGCGAACTTCCGCTCGAACAGATGCTCGGCAAGCTTTCGCACGGATACTCGGACGTCGAATTCCATAGCGTCCAGAAGCAGGGCGCCGACGAGGCCCACACGCTCGGCGTCGTGACGCACGACCTCGCCGACTTCGCGTCGGCGGCAGCGCTGATGTCGGTGCTCGACGAGGTCGTCAGCGTCGACACCGCGGCGATCCATGTCGCGGGCGCGATCGGTCATCCGCACGCGACGGTCCTGCTGCCGAAGTGGCACTCCTGGCGATGGCACGGGAATCCGTTTTATCCGAATGTCCGGATTGAAGCCTCGGGAAGATGACGCTCGATGTCCGCAGGGTGCTTGCCGACGCTGACGCCCTGCTGACCAGAGAGCAGCGCGAGCGGATTGCGCTGGCATGGGCGCGGCGCAATGTCGGCAAGTTCGATCCCAACCAGCCGCGCGACGAGCAGGGCCGTTGGAGCGACGGCGGAGGCGGAGACGGTGGCGCCGCGCCAGCGCCGAGCGGAGGAAAAGAACCAGAAGACATGCGCCTGGTCGGCAGCGGCGTCGATCGTCAGCGGGTCGAAAACTGGCGCAAGGATCTGGAGGAGAAGCTCGACGCGCTCGAAAAGCAAGGCAAGGCGGGCGAGGAGGAGTGGGACAAAATCAATCGGATGGAGATCGCGCTCGGATTCTTTCTCAACGCTTCCGAGAAAGATAAGGCGGCTGGTCATGCTTCGCTCATGGAGGTTCACGACGGCAACAACAAGCTGCTCGCCACCGTCTTTACGCAGCACAATCCCGAGACTCGCGTTTCGACCATCGAGGGCATTGGAGGACTCGAAAAAGCAGCGCTGACCAAGGCGCTAGAGCATACCGTCTTGCATGAGCAGAGCGGGAACCACGCCGAGCGCATCGAGAAGGTCGAGTTCGCAGACAATGCTGACATCATTGCCGCGATGGAGGCTGCGGGTTTCCAAAAGCAAACGATGCAGGACCCCAGCGTCGTCCGCATGGTCATCGGTCCCGAAAAGACCGAGGCCGAGAAGGCGAAGGAAGAGCGCGAAACGGCCGAGCACGCGGCCAGGATCGGAGGTGCATCGAGGGCGGCAGCACGATTGCTCGGTTATGATCCGAAGCTCGTCGCAATCAACACTGGCGATCATCCTTTCAAAATCGGCGGCGAAACCATGCAGCGGTATGCCGCCGGAATTGCGCACTTGGAGACCGGCGTAATTTCAATCTTTCCGAAACATATCTATTCGGAAGACGGCGCAGTCAGCGTGATGGCGCACGAGGTTGCGCATCAGAAATTTCAGACTGTCTTGAACGCCGTCAATGCCGAGTATGCAAAGATGCGCGAGCGCGAAAGGGCCGGCGAGGTACTTACGAAGCCCGACGGCACGCTGTACCCCCAATATGTAGATCAGTATCCGCTTGTGGCGCGATTTGAGCAGCACAACGATTACAAGACCATCGACAAGCGCCGCGACACCGACGGCATCACCGACTACAGCAAGGCTTACTGGAAACAAGCCGGGGATGACGTCGACGTATTGCAGCGGGTCTCGGAGAGAAGTGCTACGCACGAAACCCTGGCCGAGATGGCAAAGCGCTTGACCGAAACCGGCAAGCTCGAAGGCGCGCCGGTGTGGCGCAGCTACTACCGCGACATCATGAAAACCTACGACGAGCTAAAGGCCAAGAAATGATCGAGCGCGTCGAGGTCGATGGCCGCCAGGGCTTTGCAACCTGGATCGACGACAAGTTCGTGCCGGTCGAGAAGGACGTCGCGACGCTGATCAAGATCGTGTTCGACGATGGCGGGCAATTGATCTTGTCGGGGTCGCCGTCGCCGCAAGCTCAGGAGCGCAAGCGCTGGGCCGATAAGGCCAGACGCCAGACCAGATTAAAGTTTGATCCCAGCGAGCCGCGTGACCCGGCAGGAAAATGGACCGATGGCGGCGGCGATGGCGGTGGCGTCAATGCTTATTCGGTCAGCGAAAACGCTGGCATTGATGCTCATACGATAGGCCCGGCGGAGGTTGCTGCGGCGGAGAAGGCAGCGAAGGAAGGCGCTGCAGCGGGGGCGGCGCGCGCGCTGGCGGCGGGAGTGAAGCCGCTCGCAGGCAGCAGCGGACATCCGGCTATAATTTCTCCGCGGCGGATCACCTCGAAGCGGGCAACGCCAGAACAGTTGCGAACCTATGCGCAGCCATCGACGGCGGCGATGAAGATCGAGACCAAGCCGGGCGAGAGCGTATTCCACGATAACGTCAGTCTGCTGCGGAACGAGGCTTTCTATCCCAATATGCGAGCGGAGGACCTGAAGGGGACCGACGACCAGATCGCGCGGCGCTTCATCGATCACGCCAAGGCCAACATGCGGTTTCTTTACGAACTGATGCCGCCAAAGGAACGTGAAGAGAATCGGATTTGGTACGACGGAGCGCGGGTGATCGTCGACTCTCGCGCGCAACACTACGGCATGAACGATGCTGCCGTCGCAGCGGTCTATGCAGCGCTCTCGCCGCAGATGCTGTGGGACGTCAACGTCACGCTCGGCGATCAGATGATCGATGCTTGGTCCAAGCACCAGGACACGGCCTGGGACCAAAAGATGACGGATGCCCGCAGCCTCTGGTCGAAGGTCAACCAGAAGCTCTTCGATCAGGTCGCTGGCAAAAAGCTGAACGAGTTGACGGACGCGAAATTGAAAGCGGTTTGGATGCGGACCTACATCCAGACGCATTACGATCAGACCTATCGTTACGTTCTGGCCAACGGCCAGTTCGATAGCAACGCGCGCAACAAGCAAACCAAGAAAGAGGAGAGCGAAGGCAAGCAGGGTAAGCTGTCGGGCGTTCGGCCGCAGACGCTGCCCGCATACACGGCAGCAGTGAAGGCGTTGGAGAGCAACGGCGATCCGGTGAAGATCAGCCAGGCACTGTCGGACACGCATAAGGTCCGTTCGTTCTACAACAACATTTTGGACCCGCATTCAGCCAACGGCGACGTGACGATAGATACGCATCAGGTCGGTTCAGCGCTGCTGCGACCGCTCGGAGGATCGACGGCGCCGGTCCTGCAGAACTTCGAGCTAGGCCCCGACAAGGCCGATCAGGCTAAGATGGCTGGCGAGTGGCAGGCGTCACGCGGCTCGGCGGTGACGGGGTCGCACGGCACCTATGGTTTCTACGCCGACGCCACGCGCGAACTGGCGAAGGAATTGGGCCTGCAGCCGCGGCAGTTGCAATCGATCGTTTGGGTGATGAAGCGCAAGCTGATGCCTGATACAATCACCGACAAGCAATCCAACGATATGGAGCAGGCCTGGAAGGATTATCACGACGGCAAGCTCGACTTGGGTGCGACGCAGAAGATGGTCGCAAAGATCGGTGGCTACGGTGGCTGACGACGAAGATCCGGTGTTGGCGCTGATGCGCGAGAACGGCGTGCCGATTACGCGCGCGAATTATATCGAGGCAGCCTGGGGGCCGGCTCCGCCGCAGTGGGATGCCGAAATGGAATCTGGGTTGCCGAAGGAATTGCAGGACTGGTCGTTGTTCGAAGTGAGCGGGAACGAGTTGGCGCTCAAGAAGCCAGCCAAGTCGCCGCCTTACAAGTCGCCGCAGCGCGGCGAGACGCCGTCGGTCTACGACACGCTGACGATCAAAGAATAACTAATCAGGAATTTTCGGGGCGTGAAAATCTGCGCAGCAGCGCGGACGGAGGATCTGTCATGCCGATGAAACCGCACAAGGGCGAGAGCCAGGATGATTTCATGGCTCGCTGCATGCATGAGACGTATGGGCCCGATGCTCCGTCCGATCGAACGCAAGAGCAAGCGGTCGCGATTTGCTTTAGCTATTGGCGGGAAGAGCACGGCGGTAAGGCGCCAGCGAAGACGATCGAAGAAATGATTGCGCGCTGGACTGCTGGCCGTCGCGCGCTCGATGCTGCGGACGCGCCAGATCCCGATGACGACGAAAGCAAGGATGATTTTCTCGACAGATGTATGGATGAACTGACCGGCAACGGTAACGGCGACGGCGACGACGGCAACGGCGAAGTCGATGAGGACGCAGCCCAAGAAATTTGCCTGGGCAAGTGGAGCGACTATCAGGGCGCGCGGCTCAAGCCTGGCGTGACAATTTTCCGCTCGCACTCCGAGCCCGTCATCGAAGGAACGAATTTCGTCTTGTCAGACGAGAGCGTCGACCGGATGGGAGAAATCATCACGGCGGATGGCTGGAGCCTTGATAACTTTAACAAGAATCCGATCGCATTATTCAACCACCGCGCAGATTTTCCGATTGGCCGGTGGTCGAACCTGTCGAACAAAGACGGAAAACTGATAGGGAAGCTCGACCTCGCGCCCGCGGGAACGTCACCACGGATCGATGAGATCCGCAAGCTTGTCGAGCACGGTATCTTGCGTGCGGTCTCGGTTGGTTTCCAGGCGAAGAAAAAGGAGCCGATGGATGATCGCGCTGATCCGTACTTTGGACCGTTCCGCTATCTCAAGCAGGAATTGGTCGAGTGTTCTCTTTGTTCGGTGCCAGCAAATGCAAATGCGTTGGCAGTAGCCAAGAATCTGAAAATTTCCCCCGCAACGATCGATGTGATCTTCGCCAGGCCTGGCAATCGAGATCACGTCAAGCGCAGCGGGTCTAACGGCCGGACGGCCAGAACTACTAACGGCAATGGAAGGAGGGGGACCATGAGTCTCGCTCAAAGAATTACGGACGTCCAGGGGCAGATTGTCGCTAAGCGCGATGCCCTGACGGCGCATCTAGAGAAAATGGACGACACGAACGTCAGCGATACCGATCTGGAGTTGACCCAGACGTTCAACGCTGACATCACGAGACTTGAGAAGTTGCGGGCTGGGCTGATCGAGTCCGAAAAGAGTCTGGCTGCGGGCGTCGACGGCAACAGTGGCGCCAACGGCGGCAGGTCGAAGTCGCTCGCGGTTATCACCGCCAACGGCGGCGGCGGCAACTTCAGCGGCGCTGCGCACACCAACGGCAGCCCGAGCGTGTCGACGATCGGCAAGAAGGATCTCGATCTCCTCGATCTCATCGTGCGCGGCGGCACCGTCGCGTACGTGTCGAAGATGTGGGGTAAGGACCCGAACGAGACGCGCGTCAAAATCTACGGCGACGACGAGCAGACGAAGGTCATGACTGACTTTGTCCTGCGTGCCGCATCTGCTCCCGCGATGACCAACGTCGCGGGATGGGCGCAGGAACTCGTCCAGACGACGTATGCGGCACTCATGCCGTTGCTGATGCCGAACGCGATCATGACGCGGCTTGCGGCGAAGGGCTTGACGTTGTCGTTCGGTCAGACCGGACGCATCATCATCCCTACGCGTAGCAGGACGCCATCTCTCGCAGGCTCGTTCGTCGGCGAGGGTCAGGCGATTCCTGTCAGGCAAGGTGCGTTCACCTCGCAGACCGTCACGCCAAAGAAAATGGCAGTGATTTCCACGTGGACAAGGGAGATGGGGGATCATTCGATTCCAGCGATCGAAGGAATTCTCCGTGAAGCGATCCAGACCGATACGTCGGTCGCGGTCGACAGCGTACTCATCGACACGAATCCGGCGACGGTCATTCGTCCGGCAGGCTTGCTCAACGGCGTTGCCGCAACCACGGCCACGGCGGGCGGCGGCTTGACGGCGCTCGTTGGCGATATCAAAGCGCTGATTGGTGCCTTGACGACGTCAACTTACGGGAACGTTCGCAATCCGGCATTTCTCATGAACCCGACCGACGTCCTCGGTGCTGGGCTCGTGAGTGCGCCGAATACGGGCATCTTCCCGTTCAAGGACGAGATCAAAGCCGGCACGCTCGCCAGCGTTCCGATCATTGACTCTGCCACGGTGCCTGCTAAGACAATGATATTGGTCGACGCGGCCGATTTCGTTGTAGTTGGCGGAGAGGCGCCGCGATTCGAGTTAAGTGATCAAGCCACTTTGCATATGGAGGATACGGCGCCACTTGACCTGGTGTCCGGATCTCCCGGCACTGTTGCGTCTCCGCAGCGTTCGCTGTTCCAGACCGACTCCATCGCCCTTCGTATGGTCCTCCCTCTCAATTGGATTCAGCGAAGAGCAGGCACGGTGGCCTGGACGCAGAACGTCACCTGGAGTTGATGAACTTCCCGCGAGGGAAGTGTTGGACCCGAAGCAGGACGCAACCACCCTGCTCGGCCCTTAAGGCTGGCTCCCGATTCCTTGAGGTCGGGAGTCAGTCTTGACTGTTGTGGGGTGGAGCAGCGGTAGCTCGTTGGTCTCATAAGCCGAAGGTCGTCGGTTCGAATCCGACCCCCGCAACCAATTCAAACGAATGAAAGGAGACTGCCATGGCAGACGAACAGGTGAAAAAGGCACTGGAGGAAGGCGCCGCTCTGCGCGCGCAATCGATGAGCGAATTCGCCGAGCGCACAAAGGGCAAGCCGACGCCGACCCAGAATGAGCTTGATCGCATCATGTTGGGCGAGCACATCCTGGAAAAAGAAGATGATGGATCGGGGCCCGACTTGGGCACGCGTAGCGTCGAGGCCGGAAGACCGGCAGCGACCTATCAGACGCGACAGGCGCAACCAGCGCGCCCAGCGCCGCCGAGGACAGCCTGAATTTGAGGCGGGGAGTCTCGTGCTCCCCCTCTTTTCCTTTCTGATTCCTTCAAGGCATGCGAATGACTGCGCGCGCACTCGTGGCACGTTCGCTGCGGACCGTTCTTCGCGCGGTCGAGGGCGCCTATCGTCCTGGGCCGTATTATCTCTCGGTCAGCGGCGGCTGGCTTCCCGATGGAGTGCCGAACAACTGGTGGCAGACTGGGATCACTCCGCTCGGCGACTTCTCGCGAACGGCGATGGTCGAGGCGTGCGTCAGCGCGTATAGCCAGACGATCGCAATGTGTCCGGGTTCGCATTGGCGAATGAATGGGAAAGGGGGGCGCAAGCGCATCACAAACACGTCGCTCTCGCGCGTGCTGAAGACCCCGAATGCGTACCAATCGATCAGCGATTTTTTGCTCAATGCCGTCAGAAGCCTTTACATCGACGGAAATGCATATGCTCTGGCGCTTCGCAACTCTCGCTTCGAGGTGACCGAGCTTCATCTGATGCGGCCGGAGATGTGCTACGCGCGAGTCGCCACAACTGGCGACATTTTCTACACGCTTGGCGGCAACAACGTCATCGATCCGCAAGTCGGAACGCAGTACATCGTCCCGGAGCGTGACGTCCTACATATGCGATTACATGCAAATCGACGTTTTCCTTATCCGCTCATCGGCGAGAGCCCGCTCGTTGCGGCGATGGCGGACATCAACGTCAACAATGCAATCGCAGACCAGCAGGCGCAGTTCTACGCGAATCAGGCGCGACCGTCGGCGGTTTTGCTGACCGAGCAGCCGCTCAGCGCAGACCAAGTCCAGCAACTGCGCGATCGCTGGGACGAGCAGACCCGCGGCATAAATCAGGGTAAGACACCCATTCTAACGCATGGGCTCAAGGTCGATCCGTGGAACGTCACAGGCAGAGATGCGCAAATTGCTGAAATGGCAAAGTTGTCGGCGGAACACATCGCGCTGGTGTTCCGCGTGCCGCTTCAGGTCCTTGGTCTCGGCGGGACGACGTTCGGATCAACCGAAGCGCTCATGCAGTTTTGGGTCTCGACAGGATTAGGATTCGCGATCAACCACGTCGAGCAGTCTTTTGATCGCCTCTTCGGACTCGAAGGCGAGCCAGAGGAGTATGTCGAGTTTTCTACTGAAGCGCTGATGCGCTCGGCAATGAAGGATCGCATCGAGGCATTAACGCGCGGAGTTCAAGGCGGTATCTACTCGCCGAACGAGGCAAGGAATCAGGAAGGACTCGACGACGTAAAAGCCGGGGACGAACCCAGAGTTCAGCAACAAGTGGTGCCACTTTCTGCAGCCGAAGCCATCCAACCCGAATCAGGCAAGGGCTCGACCGGGCCGCATCCACCGCCAGCGCCTGGACCGGAAGCTCCGCCTGCGGCACCGCCTGCACCGAAGAAAGAGCCGGCTGCACCGAAGAAAGATCAATCCGATGTCGTCAAACGGGAATTCACCAGACTCCTCGCAGCCACTGCCCGAGCCAGCCGACGATACAATTAGCGTCTGGCACGAGATCCTCGGTGAAATCATTGCGAGGGAGAAGCACGACCTCAAGCGCGAGCGCGATTTGATCGTCGCTGAATTCCGCGCGCAGGTCGTCGAGAAGCTGGCCGCGATCGACGTCATCATCGCGGACAAGCTTGAAGACTTGACATCGCGGAATGCCGAGCGCCTTGCGGTCGTGCGCGACGGGGCGCCCGGCGAGCCAGGTCCGCCGGGGCCTGCAGGCCCGATAGGCTTAGCCGGAGAGCGCGGAGAAAAAGGCGAGCGCGGCGAGCCAGGCGCCGAAGGCCAACGTGGTGAAAAAGGCGACGTCGGTGGCATCGGCGAGCAAGGCCCGCAGGGTTTGCAAGGCGCGCGAGGTGAACATGGAAGCCCCGGAGAAAAAGGCCAGAGGGGTGAGCAGGGTGTGCCCGGCCGTGATGGAACCGTAATTAAGACTGGCAGGGGGCCACCGCTGACGCAAGAGGCCGCGGGCACAATCTACCTCGATGTGGAAAGCGGGGATATCTACCACAACTACAAGTACGACCCCGACGAGCCGCGCGATCCGGCTGGTAAGTGGACCGACGGCGGCGGGGGCGATGGCGGCGGCGGCGCCAGCGCGACCGTGGCGACCGACCTCTACAACGCAAACGGCGGCGCCGGCAGCACGACGGCCGACGAGCTTATCGCGCAGCACCACGCCGGCGACAGGATCAAGCAGGTCGAGGAGAAGCTTGCAAAGGGAGTGCCTTCAAATGCCTCGGTGGCCCAAGGTGGCCACGTCTTGCCCAATGGGCAATACACACCCGCTCGTGAGGCGGTGCATGAGCGGGTGTTAAATCAGATTTTCACACCGTCAGCCGTGGCAGCGGCCGTGCCGGCGCCCGGCGAAAAACCTCAGCTTCATGTCCTTGGTGGTCGCGGCGGCTCTGGCAAGTCGTTCATCACAAAGGCGGAAGGCCCGGTCGATGCGTCCAAAGCGCTGCTCCTCGACTCCGATAAGATCAAATCGCTGCTGCCGGAATACCAAGGCTGGAATGCTGCGCTCTTGCATGAGGAGGCGACGCACATTCTCAACAAGGCTGACGATCTCGCGACGCATCTGAAGATCAACACCATCCACGACGGCACGCTCAAGACCTTGGGCAGTGTCGCGACGCGGATCGCCAAATACAAAGCCGCGGGTTATGACGTGAACGGGTATTTCGTTCACACAACTCCGGCGACGGCGGCCGATCGAGCGCTCGGACGGTTCATGCGCGGCGGGGAGAGGGGGCGCTACGTGCCGCCCGCGGTCATCCTGGCGAACAAGACGAATGAGGAGTCCTTTGATAAGCTCAAGAACGGCTTCAAGACGTGGAAGCTGTACGACAACAATGGCAAGGCGCATAAGCTGGTCGCCGAGGGGCGTAACCCATGAGTTGCTTCAACGTCTGGGTCTTGGCGTTCTCGATCGAGGTTGAGCCTGGCATCTGGCAATCGCGCGCGGTCTCGCCTGAGCGCTGGCCGCCGCACTACTGGCGGCTGTGCGCGTGCGCACGGGAGAGCAACTCATGAGCAAGAGCAAGCTCGGCCCAATTCCGGACGACCATTTCGATGACAAGGACCCGGCGCCTGCAGGGACCTATCCGGGGGACTGGTCGCCTGAGCAGCAAGCGCGATTTGAGGAGCGCAAGCGTAAGCTCAAGGAGGAGATTGATAAACCTAAGCAGGATTAGAGATCTGTGCTTCGCCGTAACGCGTCCATCAGATTGACGACCGCTGGCTCTGCGATCGCGGCGATCTCAGCTTTCGTCTCTGCGAGGGTTCCCGTGGCAATCACCTCGATCAAGTTGAGCGTCGCGGCGTTGGCGGGGGGACCAGTTTTGAGAAACGTGGCGATCACCTCAAGGGCGCCGGTGAGCTTCTTTATCGTCAACATGGGAACAGGGGCGTACGCGGTCATTTGATTTTCTCCTTTAAGAGGTCCTCGATATCTTCAGGCGTGAGGTTGTACTTGAGCATTAGTCGCAGGATGATATTGATCATTTTGGGAATGATTTCCATCTCGCCAAGAGCGTAACGCCGCGAAGTACGTGGATCGATTTCGAGCAATCGCCCTGCGCCGACTTGTGATATGTCGAGCAGTTTGAGCAACTGTCGGTATTGCTTGGATGTCATGGGTCACCCTTTCAGTAGCGTATCGAGTTCCTTGCCGGTGATGGTGCCGCGCTCAAGCGCTCGCGCCACCCGTTCGATCGTCCGCCAGTGCTTGCGCACGAGTTTGGCGGTCTGCTTGTGAAGCTCGGCCTCGGTTTCTTTTCCGCCGATCGGCTTCGCTAGCTTGGCGGCCTGCGCGAAGTCCCTGTTGCCGCCATTAAAGTTGCTGCCGCTCCACCATGATTTGCCTTTGGTGAAGCGTTCTGTCGCGATCGGTCCGGCGAATAACATACGGATCTCGTCCGCGAGGTTACCCGTAGGCACGACATAGTTTCGTCGGGCTGTCACTTTGAGAACCTTGATGCCGACAACACGGGCAATGACGGCGTGACCAGCCTCATGGTGAGCGGCCAGACTAACGGCCAGCCGCTCAGCTTCAGCTTCGCTGACTTTGTTGAGCAGGATCATTTTCTCCTCACGCGTAGCTCGACCAATAAGCGGGGTTGTAGACGGGAACTCCGGCGACCATCTCGGGCTTGCATCGGCTTGCCGATCGGACGTCGCAGATCCGAACACCGGATTGCCCGGCCAAGCGCCGCAAGGTTTCGCCCTGCTCGTCGCCCTCGAACCGAGGCTTCAGGTACTGACCGGGCAGGGGCACGGTCTTGCCGCACATGAAGCCGGTTTCGACCCGCTTCTGCGCAATCTCGCGCAGCCAGACGTATTTGCCTTTGACCTCGACCACCTCGAAGTACTCGACGTTGGTCTGGTCGTAGCCCCAGCAGGTTCGCAGCAGTTCGCCGACCTTGTAGTCAGGAACCCATGACGTCCGCTTGGCCCTCTGCTCGACCTTGAACGCCATCGACCGCTGCCGGCCCTCGAAGTACTCGGCGACGGCCTGGTTGCGGCGCTCGGCGGTGTTATAGGTGTAATTCGCGACCGGCTTGGTCTGCTTGCCGTAGAACACGACCGCCCAGAACTTCTTGGCGCCGGACTTGTTGGACTCAAACTCGCTCACGTAGGCGACCGCGTCCGAACTCTTGTCGGCGACCTTGGTCGAATTCTTGGGGATGTAGAACTCTCGACCGAACATTTTTGCTAAACCGCGCATGTGTGACTCCTCTCGGGTTAGGCAACCGCTCGCAGTTGCCCGTTGTGATAGGTGTAGTTGACAGGCTCGTCGCTCTCGACGACGCGCGTATCGCGCACCATCGTCCAGCGCATGGAAAGAGCGAAGACGTTGTCCTCGGCCTCTTTCTTGGTGGCGAAACGCAGTTGATTGCCGCACCACTTGCCGGACGAGTCGGCGATTACTTCAGGCTTCCAAGACATCTGATTTCCCTTTCTTTCCTACGCTCCTAATATAGGGGGCGTGAGGCCCTAGGGCAAGAGGCCCTAAGTAACGAATTATTACAATGGGAACTCGGCAGGGGAGGGAACCGCGGCGCGCGTCGCCGCCAAGCCTCGATCGATCGCTGTCGGGGGTTCCCAAAAGTGTTGTCAGCGGGTGAGTGAGGCGGTAGCCACGAGGCCGATGAACTTGCCGTCGAGGTCTTCGATGAAGCAGTGGCCCATCGTTCCGTTCTTCGGGCAGCCGTGCGGCTGACACTTGCGGACTTTGGTGCCGTCGGCGGGGGTGTTTTCGCGCCGGTCGAACCGGTCCCATCCGGCGGCTTTGAAAGTGTAGACGCGGCCGGAACTGGGTTTTCGTTTGAAGATTGACATAATCAAACCTCTGTTTCGGTGGGGATCACCGGTCATGCGCCTAGCCTGGTAGCGAGCCGACAGACGCATGGGCTGCGGTCACTTCACGCTGACAATCACGCCATCCTTGGCGGTGACGCGCGCATACCACTTGTGTGGCTCGGGGTAGTGCGGGCCCTCGATCGAGAACGTGCCGTTCTTGGGCTCATTGCCGCCGAACGGGCCCGGCTGGAAGTAAGTGACAGCAGGCGGCCCATTGGGATTGCTGCCAGCAAACAACGGATTGTCACCATCTGTGAGGCGGGCCGCAGCGCGATAAGTGTTCCAAGCGGCAACCGCGTCCTTGAGCGCCTTCTTGGTCTTGAAGTTTCGGTCGGTGTACATTTTTCGTCCTTTCTCTCTTACGTTCCTAATATAGGGAGCATGACGCCCTAGGGCAAGGGGCCCTAGATCACGAATTGTTACCGGCGAGTTCCAGGTCTTCGAGCTTGAATTCGGCCTTCCAGCCGCTGTCGATGAAGGTGACGCTGGCGGCGACCGACCAGAGAATGGCGTCGATACGCGCGACGTGCCGACCATCTTTCTCGCGAACCAGGACGCCGGGGCGGAAGTGGCTGAAACCGAGTGTGCGCGCCGCGGTGTCGGTGTTCGGGCACTGCAGCGGGCTCTCGCCGCGCTGCTCGGCAAACCAGGCGCGCAGGAGCGCTTTGGGCGATGGGACGACGGTCCTCACTTGGCTAACTCCAGGTTCCAGTCGTGGTAGAGCACCCAAGCGCTGCCGATGACCGCGAGGGTCACGAAGGCGTTGAAGGCGAAAAAGAGGTCCATTGTCGTTTCCCAAAGCCGCTCGGGTCGCCCGGCCGCAACCGGGTCTCTTGTTCGGGGGCCGATCCTTTTCAGGGGAACTGCGGACTGGCGACCAGAACGGCTTTTTTCATTTCTTCCTACGCTCCTAATATAGAGGGCGAGGGGCCCTAGGGCAATAGGCCCTATAATCACGAATTGTTTCAAATGGAATCCGGAATGGAACCGGTTATCCGCTGGAAAAGGGTCGGCAATCTGCGCGGTCCGGTTGGACTGCAGGGCCGTAGCTTGCTCGGCGAGCCGGGCTCGCAGGGCCCTCCGGGACGCGATGGCGAGGCGGGGCCAGCAGGTCCACCGGGGCCCGCCGGGGAATCGATTGTGGGGCCTCCTGGGCCGCCCGGAGAGACCGTTACGGGACCTCCCGGCGAGCGGGGCGCTGCGGGCGAGCGCGGACCGCTAGGCGAACAGGGGCCGCCAGGTCTCAAAGGCGAACCCGGCGAGCGCGGTGAGCGCGGCGATGCCGGTGAGCGCGGCGAGCAAGGTCCGCCCGGCGAACGCGGCGAGCGCGGCGAACAGGGAAACCCCGGCCTAAGCATCAAGGGCGATGACGGGGCACCCGGCGAGCGCGGCCTACCAGGCGAAAGCGTTGTCGGGCCAAAGGGAGAAAAAGGCGATGCCGGTGAATCGATTGTCGGTCCCAAGGGGGAACCGGGCGAATCCGTTCAAGGGCCGCCCGGCCCGGCTGGCGAGAGGGGCGAGAAAGGTCTTCCGGGCGAAACTATTGTTGGACCGCCGGGCCCGGTTGGCCGAGATGGTCAAAGCGGCCCGCAGGGCGACCAAGGGCCTCCGGGCGCCAGTGTCAAGGGTGACAAGGGCGATCGCGGAGAAGCAGGCCCGCCTGGCAAGCTCCCGATCGCGCGCGCCTGGCGCCCCGACGAGGTCCATTACGCTGCCGACGTCGTCACCCATGACGGCGCCCTCTGGCAGGCAGTGAAGGATACCGGCAAGGCACCTGGGTCGGGCCGAGATTGGATTGCTTTGGCTATCGCTGGCCGCGACGCCCGCAGCATACGGATCTGCGGCACCTACAAAATCGACGCCATGTACGAAGTCCTCGATGTCGTCATGCGCGAGTCTTCGTCATTCGTCGCACTGCGCGATAGTCCTGGCCCGTGCCCTGGTGATGGTTGGCAGATGCTTGCTGGCGGCGGCAAGCGCGGTATCGCCGGCGAGAAGGGGGAGCGGGGCGAGCGCGGGGCGCGCGGCGAGCGCGGCGAGGACGTCGCCAAAATTGCGTCCTGGAAAATCGATCGCAAACGGTTTGCTGCAACGCCGGTGATGGCCGACGGGACGCTTGGGCCCGAGCTTGCGCTTGGCGACCTCTTCAAGGAATTCCACGACCAGATCGAGACACGCTGATGGCTGATCATTTCAATATGGAAATCATCGAGGAAGCGACGAGCACAGATTTGCTCACGCTCGACGAGGCGAAGTTGCTCCTCGGCTTATCGCTGACCGATACGTCGCACGATGCACAATTGACGATGCAGATCACGATTTTCTCAGAGACGATTGCCACGTTGTGCAATCGGGTCTTCGCGAAAGAGACGCTGACCGAAACCTGGCGCGAGGTTTACAACGGACGACTCTTTCTGTCGCACTGGCCTGTCAAGACAATAGACATCCAGACTGTCACGTCGGCTGGTATTCCCTGCGACTGGGCGCTCGAAGAGAGGACTGGAAAGCTCTCACATATCTCGCCCGGCGATCCCATTACGACGCCATGGGACCCGCCTGCGGTTGTGACCTATACCGGCGGCTATGATCTTCCCACCGAAGCACCGATGCCGCTCAAGCAGGCGTGCGCGCTCTTGATCATGTACGCGAGAATGCGACTACAGCAGGCGCAGGTCGCAGGCGTTCGCCAGATCAGTCACAAGGAATCGCGCATCGCCTTTTTCGATCCGAACGCCGTCTTGATTCGGTTGGCAGCCTCAATGGGGAAGGGCGCTGGTATTGATCCGACGGTCGACGCGCTGCTCAAGAAGTACATGCACATCGAGGTCTAAATGGCCATCGATATCCACCTCGACGTCTACCCGCTGTCGAAGCGTATCGGCGACATGATCGGCAAAATCGATCATTTCAAGCGCGTCGATATCGGAATGGGAATGTCAGACTGGCAGACCGAGGAGTTGCATCGTCATCGGCCGTTCACGATGCGCTACCGCGCGAAGGGCTGGGCGGTCACGAAGATCAGGCCGCACTCGTTATACGAGATGGAGCATTCGGCGCAGGCGCACGAGCGGCTCGTCCGCTATCGCCGCGCCCGCGCTACCTCAGCCTATGCGAAGCGCACAAGAACACGTCGTCGCCGCGTTAGAACGCACCCGCGGTTTTACACCCACACCTCGACGCGGCCGATTCTGCGCGAAGAGATGCTCGATCTCTTCAATGCCGAGATGGCGAATCTGTTCGGCGAAAAAATCAAGTGGTAAAGCCATGGCGATCGATTTCTCATCGGTGCTTTATCTGCAGTGCCAAGACCAATTCTCGCGTGATGTCACGATAACGCCGATCAATTCGGCGCCAGGTAGCGGGGCATACGCGGCGCGCGGGATCTACGGCACGCGCGATGTCGAGGTCCAGACCGATATGGGAATGGCCATCGTATCTGATCAGGAGACGATCCTCGACATCCGGGATAACGAATTCTTTGACGCTGGCCTCGTGCTGCCGCAGCAGGGCGATCTGATCAACATCCCGCAAGATGGAAACATCCCGGCGGAGGGAGATTTCGAAGTCACCGACACGCATAGGAACGGCGGCGGCGAGACGACGCTTGTGATCCGCAAGTTCGAGCCGGCGGCGCCATGAACGTAGCCCCGCGCGATATCCTTTGGACCGGTACCGGCGGCGTCAGTGACGTTCAGAGCTATCCGTGGATTATCCTCAATGGAATCTACGACCGCTTAGCGGCAGCGTCGTATTTTCAGGGCTGGGTCAAGCGCATCACTAGCGCGTTGCCGATCGAGGCCGGGCTTCAAATTCCATTTCTCGGCATTTTCCTTACTCAGGATGATGGGGGTCCGGATGGGGACGGGAACGCTGGTGACATACGCTTTAGTCATAATTTCACGGTTGGTTTTCAGATCGTTGTCAAGAACAACGATTCGACAGCGATGCTCAAGACGCTCGATCAGGCTTACTGGTTCGCAGTTAATCAACTCCTTCACGACAACTCTTTGACGAACCGATTGAATACGACGCTGCCTGATGGCGTTACCATCGAAAGTTATCCGCGCTTGCGTGTTCGGATGCCAGATGTCTGGGGATTGGCTGGCATAGCTAAGAACGAAACGCCGTTCGGGGAACGGCTGTTCTACCTAACGATGCAGCTTCGGACGTGTTTTTTCCCGAACGTCTTTCCCGACTTGGAGCGCATCTCGGTTACGACGGCGTTTCCATTCGGCGGCGACGACGCGGCGCAAGCAGCAGTCGAGCAGATTAAGATCGTCTACGAGTTCACGCCGGACTCGGTACCGACGCCGCTGCCGCCAGATCTGACACTCGCGTCGATCTCGCCGACGACTGCCGTTCACGGAACAGCGACGGTCATTACAGCGACCGGCACTGACTTCGACTCTACGTGCAAAATTTGTGCTGACGGCTTGTCTCAAGCGACAACATTTATTTCGCCGACGCAGCTTGAAGCGACAATCCCCGGCACTTTTCTGGCTGGGAGTTATAGCATCACCATTCAAAATAATAGTGGTGGTGTGACCGCGCCTCAAACCCTCGTCTTGACCTAAGAATGAAGAGGCGGGTTGTAGGCCCGTCCCTTCCCTCGCCTCGCCTTACCAAGCCATGCCACGCCGTGCCCAAGCAAGCCAAGCCGCGCCGGGCCGCGCCGTGCCACGTCTAGCCAATGTAACACCCAAAAGAGGAGAACTGAAATGTACATGAATCCAATGATCCAGCAGCGCGACAAGGTTAATCGGCAGGTCAATCGCAGACCTGGACCGAAGGCGCATCCCGCGCATCTCGCCGCGCTCGCTGCGGAGAAGCAGAAAGCGCGCGTGCGCGTCCGCGTCGAGCCGGCGACCGAGGAGTTGCGCCACGTTCTGCAGCATCCGAATGGCATGGCATTCCGCGCGAAGGGCTCAGTCGAATGGCCGCTTGATCGCTTTACCAAGCGGCGATTGCAAGACGGCTCGATCAAAATCGTCGCGCAGATCGACAGCGCGACGGGGCAGGTCGTGAAGCCGTCGACGCAAGCGCGCGGTTCGAGGCCTGCAGAGGCGAAGGCGGAAAAGTAAACCGCTCGAAGTAGTCGACCGCCATCTCCGCCGCGTTCTTGGCGCGCGGCAAAATCCTCTTTTTCGAATTCGTCATCGCAAGAGCCTTCATAGTGGGGTGGCGATGGATGACGAATGCTAACCGCGAATAATCCCCACTAGAGAAGGAGGCATACCATGCCGATTTCGTTTTCCAATATTCCGGCGGACCTAAAGATTCCGCTGTATTGGGTTTTTTGACGCGAATCAGTAAGCCCAATTAAAACCCGGTGAACTCAGGGAAACGCCAGACCGGCCAATCCTGAGCCAAGCTCTCGAAAGAGAGAAGGTGCAACGACCATCCCGCAAGGGAGTAGGAGCCAAGCGGTTCCGAAGCGCCGGGCTTCCTCGCAAGAGGAATGATGATATGGCCTCCTCTGCATGGGAACATGCAGCAGCCCGCAAGGGCGGTGGTGAGTGTAGCGAACTCGCTGCGAAGATCAGGTGAAGTCGACCCGTCGATGGCCGGTCTTCCGGTCATCTACCAACCGAGTCTGATCGTCGGCACGATGATCGCGCCGACGCTGCATGTCAGCGTGGCGGCCATCGCGGCTGGCGGGACCGGCTATGTTGTCGGCGACACGATCTCGCTCGACCACGGGGTTCATCTTCAGGTCTTGACTATCACGGCTGGCGCGGTTGCCACTGTGTCTGTCACGGGTCCTGGCGGCATCTCTGCGGCTGTCGCGCCACCGGCGAACCCGGTGCCGCAGTTCTCGACGTCGGGCTTCGGCTCCGGTGCGACGTTCAATCTGACGTGGGTGCCGACCGCGATTTCCGCCAATCCCGGCGATGCGCTGCCGAACGTTCCGATCGCGATCGGGACGCAATCTCAGGCCGACGCTCACTTCGGTGTCGGTTCTGAAGTCGCGAGAATGTATAGAACTTTTTTCGCGAACAACTTCGCTAACGAGACGTGGGGACTTGGAATCCCCGAGCCACCGAACGCGCAGGCGGCGACCGGCACGATCACGATCACGCAGCAGCAGACGGAGGCGGGAACGATCCACCTCTACATTGCTGGCACGCACGTCCCGGTCAACATCGCCGCGTCCGATACGACCGACGAGGTTGCCGCCGAGATTGCGGAGCAGATCAACAGTCTCGGGGAGGTCCTCCCCGTCACCGCGACGGCGCAGAATGTCAGTTGCATTCTGACCTGCACCTGGAAGGGCGTTAACGGCAACGACATCCGCGTCGACATGAACTACTACGGCACGATCGGCGGAGAGGTGACGCCGATTGGGCTTGGGATAACGCTGCCAGGACCGACGTCGGGGACTGGCACCGGGACGAGCAGTGGGACCACCAGTCTCACGATCGCTGGAGCTACGGGCATGATCAGCACCGGAGCCGCGGTGACCGGCGTCGGTGTTCCGGCGAACACCACAATCGTGAGCCAGACCTCCGGCACGCCGGGCGGCAACGGCGTCTATGTCACGAGTGCGGTGACGACGTTGGCTAGCGTCGCATTGACATTCCAGACTTCCGGTGTGGCCAACTTCCTCCACGGCGGGGTCGGCGTTCCGATCATGGACACTGCGATCGCGAACCTCGGCGAGAAGCAGTTCGAGTATGTCGCGCTGCCGTACACAGACTCGACGACCCTCAACGCTTGGGAGCTAGAATATGGCTTCGAAGACGTTGGGCGTTGGGGTTGGCGCCGGCAGTTGTACGGTCACCTCTTCTCGGCGCGAAGAGATACTTATCCGAACCTGTTGACGTTTGGGAATACGCGCAACAGCGGCGTCACGTCGGTGATGGGCGTCGAGATGACATCGCCGTCGGCGGTGTTCGATTGGGTCGCGGCATATGTGGCCAAAGCTCAGAGAGCTTTGACCAACGATCCAGCCCGACCTCTTCAGACTCTGAGTCTCAACACGGTCAAGCTTGCGCCGCTGCAGGACCGGTTTGACACGATCGAAATCAATTCGCTGGCGACGAACGGGGTCGCGACGCAAAAGGCTGGCTCGGACAACCAGCCGATGATCTCGCGCGAGACGACAACTTACCAACTGAATCTCTATGGGTTCAGAGACGATGCGTATGAACTCGTTACGACTCTCGCGACGCTCGCGCGGCTGATCAGAAACCAGCGTTATGCGATCACGTCGAAGTATCCGCGCGTCAAGCTTGCGGACGACGGGACGCGGTTCGGTCCGGGCCAGGCGATCGTCACGCCCGGCATCATCAAGGGCGAACTCATCGCTGAGTACGTCCAGGATATGTGGGACGGTCTCGTTGAGAATCTTCAGGCGTTCAAGGCGAATCTTCTTGTCGAGCGAGACCCTAACGACCCGAACAGAATCAATGTGCTCTACGGGCCAGACTTGATAAATCAGTTGCGAATCTTCGCTGTGCTTGCGCAGTTCAGACTCCAGTACGACAGAGGTTTGGATACGGCGATCCTCGGACCGAATCCGGCGACGATCGGCGTGACCGGCGTTCTGCCGCCGCTGCAAGCGCTCTAAGCCGACGCTTTTATCTGGTCCCAAGGCGACGGCTACTTCCGGACGCGGCTAGCGTCGCGTCCGGCCTTTCTTTCCTTTCGAGCCCAACATCCTAACGGTCCTGGACCGTCCTGGGTGCCCTGGGCTGCGCGTTCTGGCCGGTGGCGCGCTAACCACGATAGTCGGCCAACCCCTACAACATGAGGAGTAACGACGATGGCAATTCGCTTTGCCGGAATTGCGTTCTTGTCGGTCGATGGGAACCAATACCAACTCCGTGGAAATTTTACCGTCTCTCCGAGTCCTGTCGAAAGAACAATGATCGCAGGACAAGACGGAGTCCACGGCTACCAAGAACTGCCCCGCGTGCCGTACATCGAGGGCGACCTCTCGACGGTGCCAGGGCTCAACTTCGAGGATCTCATCCAGCAGACAAACAGCACGGTGATCGCGCAACTCGCGAACAACAAGCAGTACACGCTGCAGGGGGCGACCGTGAAAGGCGGCTTCGAATTGAACACCAGAGACGGCCAGGCGCGTGTGCGCTGGGAGGGCATCGCCTGTCTCGAAATCAACCTGTTCTAAGTCGCTGAAGTCTTCGGTGTATTAGCTAATGTTGATTGGCTAGTACGTGAACAAGGAGAATCTGAATGAACGTACGCGAAGGATTTCAAGACCCGGAAGAGGTGAAGGTTACGGCAGAGCCGTCGCCGCCGCGGCCGGGACCAAATGGCGGGGCGCCTGCGGCTGCGCCTGAGCCCGTGGCCGAACCAGCGCCGCCTGAGTGGCCAGTCCGTGTCAAGCTCCTGCACAGGCCGATCAAGAACATGCAGAACGAGGAGGTTCACGAGCTTGTCTTTCGCGAGCCGTATGCCAGCGACATCAATCGGTACGGCAATCCGTGCCGGATTACTCTCGATGGTGACCCCGCGATTGACGAGCAGAAGATGATGCGCATCATGGCGGCGTTGTCCGGCATTCTCATTCCGAACCTCGAACGGATGGACCCGCGCGACTGGAACTCGTGCGCGTATCGGCTAAGAAATTTTTTCTTGCCGGAGGTGGCCGCCTGGTAGTTTCGGACGAGGCATTGATTCTCGATAGCTACCGCCTCGCAAAGTACTATTCCGTCTCGCCCGAAGTCTTTCTCAACATGCCGATCAGCGAAGTCCGGCTGCATCTCCGCCGGACGTGTGAGCTTGCGGACCTGATGCGTCGAGAGCAAGAGAGCGATGGCTGAGTTCGAAGAACTTCGAATCGTCGCAAAGGTCGATAAGGAAAGTAAGGCCGACGAAAATGTTCGTCAGCTTCAGGAGGCTCTTGGCAGGATTGCCGATGTTCAGACCGCTGAGCAGTTTCAGAAGCTCGGCCGCCAGTACAAGCTCAACGAAGAGCAAATCAAAAACATGGCGGAGGTGGTCAGCAAGCCGAACGCGCAATTCGAATCTCTCATCAAGACCCTAGGCAAAGGAGGAGCAATCTTCGCCGCTGTCGAAGCGGTCATGGCAGTTCACAAGGCCTTTCTCAACACGGCGACGAAAATCACTGACATTGCGCATGCGGCCGAACAGCTTGGTGTTCATCCGCGTCAGTTTGAGGAAGATGTCCGGGCATTAGAGCGCCTGGGGATTGATCGCGGTCGCGCCATCACCGGCTTTTTGAAGTTCGGCGAACAGCGCGACAACTTCATGAAGCAGCGCAATGAATTCAAAGATCAATTGGCGAAGATGTTCGACCCGCAATTTCTTCCGATCTTGCGTCAGCATTTCCGCCAACTCGAAGAAGCGCCAGATATGGAGGCGATGCTTGATCGAGTACTTCGATTTGCTGATCAAATCGAAAAGCACGAGGTAGAGCACGGCAAGGGCAGGACTCTTGAAGAGCGGAAGCTTCGCGGCGCTCGGATGAAGCGCGAATACATCGAGGCGTGGACCGGGATTGAAGATTTTACGCGCATCAAAAACGATTTCCTCAGAGTGACGGAGGAGCAGAAGAGGGCTTGGGACGAAAACCAGAAGGCGGCCGAGAAATACATCGCGGTTACGGCGGACATCAAGAACAACATCGATGACATTATCGGCAGCGTAATGCGGGCCACCATCGAGGACCTCGGCCTCGGTGAGGCTTTGCAAGAGATCGACTTCGCGCTGAAGGTGCTGGGCGAGCCGATAGTTGGCAGAGAAGAAGAAGCTCGCATCAAGGCGATTGCCGACAAGGTTGAGGAGGAGAACCGAAGAGACTGGGAGGCGCGCGGCATACTCAGCATTCCGGCCCGGCAATGGCGCATTTTGCAGGCGCAAATCGAGATTGCCAAAATAGAGTTAGAGGGCCTTAACAAGCTCTTGCATGCGACGAGGCCGCCGGGATGGAAACCGGGGATGCCGCTGCCGGGCGGGCGGCAGGATCAGCCGGCGGGACAGCCGGCGAAGCTGTTCGAGACCTTCACCGAGAACCAGTCCGAACTCATTCTTGAATCGAAGCGCCTCGTCGAGAACGTTGCGTTTCTCAATGCGCTCCTGTCGGGCGAAAGCGGGATGCTGGGGACGGATCTCTCAGTTTCGCTGAAAAGGAGGTTCGGGCCAGGCTTCCACAATCGGCCCCGCGGCGGCGCTTCCGGCGAGAGCAATCCGGAGCAGGTTCCCGCGACTGAGCCGCAACCCGGCGGCGGAGCGCCAGCCGAGTCGCGGACAATAACGCCGACACAGGTAGAATTTTTGAAGTCGCATCGTGCGGCGGTCATGTCGCAATTGGAAGACCCGGCTTCGCGTGAAAAGTTCATGCGGCTCGTCGAAGCGGAAACGGGTAGTCAGGGAACAAGGGCGAGAACGGCATTTATTCAGGCGTCAATTGATCGTTGGGCAGCGCGTGGTCAGACGGCTGCCGAAGGCATGGCTAGCAAGGCATATTTCCCGACCAAAACTCACACGCGTGCAGATGCTCTCACGCTCTCTGATGCCAGACGCGAAGAATATGAAACATCGTTAAAGGGTACGGCGCAGGGCGAAGCTGTTTTTCCCGGCACAACCGGCAATGCCTCGGATGAGCCCGGAAATCTCGTTTTAACGGGGCATCGTAAAAGAGGTGAGGTCGGCGGCGAGGAACGCGGTGAAGGTTTTATTTACGAGTCGAACGCGAAGGACGTCGAATTTCGGAAAAAATTAGAAGCGCGCGCTTATACCGGACCAGAAGAAGGAGGGGGCAAGGGTCTGAAGCTCGATCCTGAAACCCAGGTTGCTCAGCTTCAGCGCGGCGGTCGAGATCGCTCTGATCTGTTCGTTCCTGGTGCTCCGAGTGCGGCCGATCGGCCCCGCTTAGAGATGCCAGCAGCGAGACCGGAGCCCGGTTTCAGTCCTAGAACTGGTGAGCCAATTGTCCCCGGAGAGCCGTTTGGAGCGGCAGAGTTGCGACGTCAGGCCGAGAAGTCCGGAAGTGCGATAACTCAACTGGGCGCGCTGCACACTGGTCAGCGTGTCTATACCATGGAGCAATTTGCCACCGATCCAGCATTGCAGAAACAATTAGGGGCGGTACCTGAAGATATAGAAGAGGCAAAAAAGCAAGGTCTTTACGGCTTAACATATCCACCTAGAGCCGCAACTGACGTTTCCACCGGGGTCGTTTTCGATCCAAATGTTCAGTCGAAGGGAGCCGGTACGCTGACGCATGAAGCGGGGCACGCAGGTCGTGC